AATCTGTGGAGCAGCGGTAATACCACCAGCAGCTGTTGCAATTAGATGAAACCATTCCCGTAAAAGCGCATTGATATTTTGAAGGTTGTTAGTTCTCCCGGCAGCAAGATTTAGAGTCGTAACAGCCTTCGTTAAATCTTCTACCGGAGTCTGTGAAACTATAGCTGTAATTTCTATACGCCCAACAATTTCAGGAATCTCACCAGCTTTAGCACCTTGAACCGTTGACAGGAAGTTAATTGCCGACTGGTTCAGTTCGTTCAATGGAGTTAATGTTTGAATCGCCTGTCCACTAAGATCGCCAATAAATTTGTTAAGTCCTGCTCCACCTGATAGTCCTGCTACTCCCGCCGGGCCTGAAATAGCGGCAATTAAACCCATCTGTTGCTGAAGTTGATTTAGCTTTCCAATCAGGTTAGTTACTCCGAAAATTACAGTACCCGCAAAGGCATATCTAAGAGTCGTACCAAAAGCACGCATTTGTTGTTCAGCTACGCCGACCTGTCTGCCTGCTTGTCCAGCGCCTCGACCTACCGCGATCATCGAACCTTCAACTTGACCTGCAGACGCGATCAAGTTTCCGGCTCGACCGATCCAGGTAGTTACAATCTCATTGTTGATAATCACTCAGGTTCTCCGAACCCTTCTGGATTTTCAAATATAATATCCTTATTAAAAATTTCATCCTCACCAGGACGATAGATTTCATCCTGAAGTTCGGGTGGAACCTGGTCGCGGGTAGTCACTGGTTCTCCGCAGACTTCACAATTTTGCTGTCGATATTTGGGGAGACAGTGAGTGTGGACTCGTTCTTCTCGTTCGTCGGCGTCAATGAGTTGATTAATTGTGATCCAAGTAAATTGTCCGGGAGTAGCGTGTAGCCAAGAGTCGAAAGGAAATTCTTGAGAGCGTGACATTGTTTGCCAGATAGCTCGCTCCATTCCGTTTGCTCTAAGACTTTTTTTAGGTCATCTATTTCCCGATCTGATAATCCACCCGCCGAAGGACTTACTTCTTCCATCATTTCAAAGTAGGCATCCAGAAGATAATTTACATCTTCCGCCTCTAAAACCTCAGTCATTTCCTCTAGCGAGTAAAACATTCGCTGTTGCAGATCATCTTCTTCTCGAATCGACCGTAAAAGAATTTCGTTGGCATTACGTCTATCCCGAGCAGAAGCGCCCACGATGTTGTCAGGGGCTTCCATGCTTGTGATAATTTCCACACACTGAAGATGTTCAGCTTCAGTAAGAGGAACCATCGCTACTGCAATTTCAGGATCACTTAACAATGCTTTATGAGTCGCAACAGCTTGACCCATTCGCATTCGGTCTAGTCTACGAGTTTTAAGTTTGTCGGCCGTTCGCTGTTCCACCTGAAAAAACCTCCGCCCTTTGATTGATTTCCTGCTCTGCTTCTTCTCTCGCTTCAAAGATTGCCCATTCCAGCGGAACGGCGTAAAATGTCTTTCCGCAGTTTTCACATTTCGGGTCTAAAAGAAAAAGTGCGAGTGGCCCTTCGCCGTCATTCTCATGCACACTGACTTGCGGATTTAGAGTATTGCAATGAGGACAGACAGGAGGGCCACCCTCGATTTGAATTACAGGGTCTTCAGCTAGTTTTTCAAGCGCCTTGACTCCTCGCTCCATCAAAAGCAATTGTTCCCGCCCTAACATGCTCACGCTGCAATTCCAGTATAGCCCGGAACGCTAATGTCAGCATCTAATGTTACCGTATCTACAGTCGAGCGAATTGAAATTCTAGACCAGTTACAACCCTTGTACGTCTTAGCGAAATTACCTCGACGGGTATGAACATCGAAGTCACGCATCTGTCGAAGTGTTTCCTCGTCGTTCATTCGATTCTGCACACCAGCCTTCAACAGAACTGCCGTAAAGCTACAAGTGCCTTCATCGGCATTTCTAATCCGCCGCAGAACCGGCCCATCAGTACCAAATGCTCCCTGATAGGTAATTTCCTGACGAAACTCTTCAGTCATTTCCTGAGTAGCCGAAAAGTCTTTGCCATTCGCAAAAGAAATATTTAGATCAACCGCTGTCATTCCCTCTAACCACGCCAATTATTTCACCCCCTTTAGGTTGGAACCGTCAGCCTGGCTGCAACCTGAATCGTCTGGATTCCACGCACGACGCGACCTTCATAAGAAACTGTTACCTGCCGCATATCGGCTGAAGGCGTAACCGAGACATTGAAGCCCTGAGTATTGTCTGCCTGTGTAACCGGAGAAATCCATGCGATCCGCTCAAAGAGCAGAGCAGTAACCGCAGCTTTCAGAGCATTTCTGTTAGCTTCAGTATTTCCCCGCCGCAAAAAGCCTGCGGCAAAAATGTAATCCCTTACATCAACAAATACCTGATCGACAATTAGGCGAGTTGAAATTGCATCAAACGCGGTAGTAGCCGTGTACGTTGTCCGTAGATGTGAAATCTGCACACCTGTAGCCGCGATACGGCTTGGCATTAGAGGAGAAACTCCACCCTGAAGCAAATCCTCGAAATCGTTTGTCTTTACTCCACCAGCTACCTTCATGCGGTAAACCGGCAAACCAGAAGCAGTTTTTTCAATTCCGGCAAGCAAGCCAAGTTCTAGAAGGTCAAGGTCATTGGAAAGGTCAGCATTCTTAGCTACCTCGGCAGCTACTACTGCCGATGCGTAAGAGCCAGTCTGAAGCGTTCCATCGGCATCATAAACACCGGGAGCCACAAGACAAAGCCGTGAGCTACCAATTGCCCCTGCCGCTGTAATCTGAGCAGCTTTTGTAGCTCCGGTTGTCAATCCACCAAATGCAAGCTGCTTATATTGAAGTAATTCTGCATCTACACAACTAGTCGCCAAGGCGACTAAATCAGCCTGAACAACTGAATCAGTCAATCTCAGCCGAACACGAGAATCGCTGGAAAGATCATCCCAAACAGTCTGTCGCTCAGACAAGCTCGGCAGACTACCTTTTTTAGATGCTCCAGCAACAATTGGGTAAGCACCTTGATTGATTACTGCCGTTAGAAGTTTTGTTAGTAGTGAAGCTGCACCAAAAATGGTCGCGGCTTCACTAATGGTATTTACAACGTAAAGCGATCCTGCCGTTGCTGAACCATCGTTATCTGCCTGTCCTTCAGCACCAATTGGCAAAAAAATTGATGCAGCAGGCTTACCTACAAGCGTAGAAGCATCTACAACTTCTGGAAAAAGCTGTGTGCTTGGAGCAGTAGGCATTCATTCACCCCCTTAAGGGATTAGGTGATCGTCAATGTTAATTACCTGAATCTGATCCACGTCTTCAATCGTAGGCTGAATCGGATCAAGCGGAGTACGACTGTAACAGCGTGTCGTCAGCATACAGTCAATCATTCTATAAATTGTTACATCATTTACCGTATCCGTGATAAATCGCCCTCCTGAAAAATCGAGAATGTCAATTGCGCTATCAGGTTTTGAATCTACCGGATCATAAGCAGTTGTAGCTGTACGCAATTTCTCTACAGCAAGCCCGCCAAGAAATAGATTTGAAATTACCTGATACGCCCGTAGCCGTGAAGTTGTTCCCCCTGATCGGTCACTAGACCAGATTCCTACGTCAAAATTTACTCTATGCTCTCTGCCCTCCTGTGGTGAAATTTGAAATAGCAAAGGATCGTAGTTTTCCCTGAAAACGTTCTCGCCAAAACCCATGATTCGATCTTCAACATCATCAATTTCAAAATGAATTAGTGTTTTTACAAACGGTACTTTACGAGCAATCATATCGGTAGATGGAAATTCCATAACAACTTCATAGACTTCTTCACCTACATAATTGTTTCCATCATCTACGATAGACTTATGTAAACCATCCAAGGTGTAATCCTTGATTCCTCGAACCATCGTTTCTAGCCATTGCTCGGGATTAAAAAGTGTAATGCTCACGAAAGCCTCTGCATTACAGGAATGCCAGCCTCAGTAATGCCCGACTGAGTTTTCCAGTGAAACCCTTTGCCAGTTCTCTGTCCCGGAGGAGGCATCATCAATGAAGCCCAAACTCGATGCCACACATGCGTATTCTGCAGAAACTTCAATGTGTCCATCAGAGACAATTTGTTAATCGGTCGTCTCTGTCTTCGCGGCGCATTCTGATGAATCCCAAATTCAATGTAAAACGCTTCACGCGAATCATTACGCATCTGATAGATACCTACTCCTGCACGGCGCACTTGCCAGCCAAAGAAATAACGTCCTGAAATTCTTCTAACTGGAATCTTCCAAGCCGCTTCAGGATTTTGCTGTCGAGGATCAACTGGCCCTGCGGAGCGTCTCTGTGCGTAGCCCATCTGAGCATAGGAAGAAAAACGAGCCAGCCTGTCCATTGTCATCGGCAGATTTCGTCTTACTCTTTCAGCTTGACGTATCTGATTTTCCAGGGCTTCAAAAAACGATGGATCGAGTCGCATACCTGTACGACTCGTACCCATGATCTGCCCGGTACGAAATCTGCCACTAGGCACTAATCGGCACTCTGGTTATAAGTCTTAGCCCGACTTCCCAATGATGAAAAGGATAACCATCGTCAGGATCGGGAATCAAATTTGCATTTATGACTATGTATCGCTTGTCGTTATACTCGATGTAATCTTCCCCACTTGGCCCCCAATCATTGAAGTCCAGCAAAACCGATGCCCACTGGCAGGGAAAGATTCCAAGATGATCGTCGGCTTGCACTTCGCCAAACATCTGTACCAGCATTTCAGTAGAGAGTCTAGTGGCCCGTGTGCTCTGAATAGGCTGCACAAATGCTCTCACTTCCACATCAACTACCACGCCTGGTAAAAACCCTGCCTCATTACATAGCGGTTCTGTGGGATTCTGAAGGTGCCAGATTGGATCGCGCATCCCTTCCGGTGTCCTACAGGGGCAAGGGGCCGACTCATCATCCTCACGATGGTAGAGAGCCGGAGAGCCTTTCTCCTGTAAAAGCGTAAGGAAATGAGACACGGTACTCATGGCTGTTCAATCAATAGCCGCGACTGATCTAGCTCGGCCAATACTGCCTGTCCTCCTGCAATTTCAATATCCATCATTTGACAAATTATGCTGAAGCTCAACCCTAAATCTTTTTCAGCCTCTTTAATCAAGTCTTCTATGTTTTGAGACTGCTGTGATTGACTTGTTCCTGAAGTTTGAGAAATCAATCCAGCGGTATAAGAAAGAGTCGTTCCCGACGCTAATTTGAATATCCACGATTTTGCTAATGCTAATAGAGTAAGTCCACGCTTAATTCTGTAATTAGCATCATCTGGAAAAAGCGTATAAGGATCGACCCCAAAATAGGATTCAACGACAGCCTCAACCTCTTGAAGCGCCACAAGTTCACTGATCGTGGGATCACGAACCAAGATGCGTTCTACAATTTCACCAACAAGACTCGTTGTACCACCCTGGATCGGCTGAGAAAGTCCAAGGGTCGCACCTTTATCGTCTTCCCAATCAATTGAAAACCAGTCATCAATTGCATCAGCTAAGGAAGTTGTAAATTCGTCAATGTAGGCAGGAAACGATCCAATTTCAGTCGTCTCATCAATTTGTGTCCACGGCCCTGTATTAGTCGCACCTTCATAAATCATAAGTTTGACCAAGTTCTTTTCATATGGAGCCACAAATCGTAATCTTACATTAACTGGCATCACTCCCTCCCTCTTGTACCTAGCATTACAACTCTTATTCCATCTGCGCTTAATAGAGAATGTATATCTGCCAATGGAACAGCCTGCTTTTTGCGAATTCGCGGGCGTAGTCCAGTAAGAACAAGTGTGGGTGCTAAAGGCACCGATGAAATACTGAATTGAGGAGCAACAGCAATTCTTGTTGAAACTGCCGTTACAGCAAAAGCAAAAGTCTTTGTAGTTGGAATTCTTCCTACTAAAGTTAATTGAGCAGATGGAGAAGTAACACCGGATGAGAATTGTGGCCCCACCGAAGAAATTGTTATTGCGCTTATAGGTGAGGTTAACGTTAGTCGCAGAATTACTGATATGCTCGGCAGAGCCACTTGAGCTACACCAACAAGAATTAACTTACTGAAGGTAGGCACAATCACAGTAAAAGACAAATTTGGTGCCGGAGAAAAAAGTACAATTCGAGAAATAGGTGCAGTCGTTGAAGCTGTAAGAATAGCTGCACCTGGAAATAGCGTAGTGCTCAAACCAGGTGAAACAGTAGAAAGAGTAGTAACACTTGCGCCTGAAATTAGAGTTAACCGTAAAACTGGTGACACGCTTGAAATCGTCATTACGTTTGTAGGAGAAACAACTAGAGACGAAATCGGCACGAACGGAGCCGTAGTGACCAGAGAGAGTGACCCAATAGGCGCGGAAACGCTCTGAGAGAGCACAGGAGCCGTCGAAACGACCTGAATGGAGCTTATCGTGGGTAGGAGCTTCAGAAGCAGGAGAGCGTCTCCTATCGCTCCCGTCAAAACACCTACCGGAGCAGCAATGATGATGCCAGCAAAAATCCCTGGTGCTGTCGATTGCGCTGTAAGAATTGCAGGTGGGACGGCTGTAACCGTTGTTAATACAGGAGGAATCGACGATAGAGTTATTGATATTCTAACTATCCCAGGAACCATCGCAATTACAGGTATAGGAGCTACTCTAATTTCAGAACAGGACAAAGTCTCAGAGTTAGGCAAAAGCTCCGAACATACAAGTTGATCGCCTGGTACTACCAACGATAATCTAGCTACTGGAGCAATTACTATCCCTGAATAAATAACAGCAGGAGCAACGCTAGTAGGAGTTAAAATACCCGCGCTTGGCAAAACAACTGTTTGAAGACCAGGTGCAACACTTGTCGTTGTAAACGTTGATGCATCTGAAATAATTGCAAGCGTTATAGCGGGAGCGCTCGATGAAATATTTAAAGTTGTCGCTGGTGCTACAATTGTAAGATCAACCGCAATAGTATTAGAAGAAGCTTGTGTTGCTGTTTCAATTGATATTACACCTACAGCAGTTACAGTACAGCCAACAACCGTACCCGCATCCGCAGTTACAGTGGTATAGGTACTCGAAGTTGCCCCACCAATATTACTGCCATTCCTAGTCCACTGATATGTAACAGAGCTAGGTGTAATATTCCAAGTGCCATTAGTAGTGCTCAACACCGAGCCAACAGGAGTAGAACCTGAAACAACAGGAGCAACCGTATTAACAGGAAATGGGCCTGGATAGCTCGTAGCTCCGGCTAAAGCTGCATCAATCCAAAATGGCCCTATATTTGCCAGAACTGAACTCAATCCGAACCGCACGCGGTCGGCCGAGGCCAAAGTGTTACCAGCAAGCGTGATGATCGTGTCGTCGGCCGCAGATGAATCCGGGGTATTGAATAATTTAGCTTCTATTGTTCCTGTTGTGCTATTGTGGACGGCATGAAATTCAATTCTGACCCACTGATTCAGAGCAATTGAGGCAGTCGATGTAATTGGCCCGGCCCCCCCTGTTCGCGTCACCTGTAACTTCCCCAGCGTGGTGATAGCTACGCGGCTAGCATCCGTGCCACCGCTGTTTACCGCTACGAGAATGTAGTTCGCGGCCGGGTTGGCGGTCATGTAAAGATAAAGCCGTCCCCAATGATCCGTAACCGTGCCCAGGGCGGTTGACCAGAGAAGCCCACAAATCCCTGCCGTACCGGCAGTTGCGATCTTGGCCGACTTCGTTCCGTGGGCAGCCCGAAGAACGTCATAGATGCAGGTGCCGCTGGCGGGAATAGTTACGGTATTCCAGGCAGTTGCATTACCCGCATCGCCGGTGGCGATAGTGGCCTGATCTGTTCCTAACTCAAATTCTGCCGAGATAATTGCCATTTAAAATTGTTCCACAACAACTCGAAGAGTACCGCTAGCCAGGTTTTTGTTTACACCTGAAATATTATAGCCAGTAACAGTAACAGTATTAGCAGCAGTCACCGAGGCATACAAAATCCATTCTCCTCCGGCGATAATTGAAGAATGAGAAGCCCGAACTACTGAATTTGTTACTGTTGCCCCTGTCACTGTTACAGTTGTCGTCCAGCTTGCGTCATCAGCAGTATCAGGTGGATCATAAGTGGCTGTAGCAGTAAGAATTTCCTTAATGGTTGCAATAGAATTGGAAGGATTCCCAAGTTTTAAAGACCCCGCTGCCAAAAGTTCAAAAATATTGCCCGCTGATCCTATAAATTTAAACATATCGTCAGTTTGAGCAGGATCAGCAACTACTTCTAGCTGAGGCAAACCACGAGTATTAAGTTTTACATAACGACCACCATCGCCCAAGTACCACCAATGCTGACCTACAAATCCACCATGACGGCCAGGTCGAGCAAAATAATCTAAGTTATTGCCACAACCCGTAGTATCAGACGTAGTAAGAAAAATATTGTGCCTTGAGTCATCTACAACAGCATTA